GATTAAGTTTAATAGGCGATTTAATTATTCCTACTCCGAATTATGACTATGAGGAAGTACAAATTTTAGGAGCGGATGGCAGTTTATTTAGAAAAAAAGGGCTTAAAGATATGTCTTTAGATTTAGAGTTTAATTTTAAAATAGATAAGCCTATTTCAGTAATTTCAAGGGAAATACGTAAGTTTTTTAAAGGAAAGAAAAAGCTTATTTTATCCTGGAATAATGAAGTATATTATAAAATTAAAAAAATTGAAATTTCTGAAATAAGTAGTGAACTTAAAAAAATAGGATTATTTACAGTTTCATTTATTTTAGATCCATACTCATATTTAATATCAAATTTATGGCTTGATATAACTAGTTTAAAAGAAATTAATAATATATATGATTTAAGCTTACCTTTGGTACGGATAACTGGTTATGGAAATATAAATATACAGATCAATAACAATCAAATTTCACTTAAAAGTGTATCTGGTATAGTTATAATTGATGGTGAAAATATGCTTTGTTATACAAGTGAAAAATTAAATTTTAATAAAAATATGACAGGATATTATCCAGAGATTATTGAAGGTAAAAACACATTATCCTTTGAAGGGAATATAACTAAAATTGAATTGCTACCTAATTGGAGGTATTTATGATTAATATTTATGATTCTACAGAAACAAACTTTTCTCATAATGGAATATGTTCTCTTGATGAAAAAAGAGAGTTAATTAAGTGTACTATTCATAGAAAGCTTGAAGGAGCTTATGAAGGTACACTTTTTATTTCTAAAGAAAATTTAAAGTGGACTGAATTCATTGAAGGAAGAATTTTAAAACTTCCAGTTGATATTAATGGTAGAACTCAACTTTTTAGAATATTTGATACTTCAGATGATTTTACTGATTTAGAAGTTTATTTTAAACATATTTTCTTTGATTTAGATGATTTTTTCATAGAAGATACTAATATAGTTGAGAAAGATGGAAGAGGAGCTATAAATCAAATATTAAATACTACAGTAGATTCACATAGGTTTACAGCTACATCAGATATAGACATAATAAACAACTGTAGAATAGTAGATAAAACTGTAACAGAAGCTATTGGAGTTGATGAAAACTGTTTTCTAAATAGATGGGGTGGAGAAATTGATTATGATAATTTTAAATTTAAAATAAATGAAAAGATTGGTTCAGATAATGGTTATAGAATATCATTAAGAAAAAATTTAAAAGCTATAAATGGTGATATATCAATTACAGAAGTAGCTACTAAATTAAAGATTAAAGGTTATGATGGAATTAAATTAGATGAATATCTTATTTCTCCCTTAGCTAATGCATATCCT